TGTAGTTCCTGCTAACTTCTCTGATTTCTTAATCTCTCACTTGGCTGCTAAAGTAGCACAAGAGATAGAGTGCAATATTTGGAAAGGTAACTGGCCATCTTCAGGATTCACAGGATTCAACGGTTTACAATACTTAATCGATGCCGGCAAAGGTGGTACACCTGATGTTGACTTTACAACTTCTTTGGATGCTACTAACGTGATTGCTAAATTGCAGTTATGTACAGACGCTTTGCCTGCTACATTGGTAGGAAGCCCTGACCTTAAGATCTACGTTAACCGTAAGACTGCACAGTTATATCGTCAAGCTTTGGCTACTTCAGGTTACCTTCAGACTTTCCAAGGAACTGCTCAATTCCCACTAACCTTCAACGGGTACGATGTGTATGTTTGCCCAGGTATCTCTGATTCAGTAGTTATCTTAGCTACACCTGAGAACTTAGTGTTCGGAACTGATTTGAATTCAGATTTCAACGAGGTGAAAGTAGTAGATATGAGCTTCACTGATGCATCTGATAACGTGCGTATGGCAATGAGATTCCGCGCTGGTGTTCAGTACGCTGTTTTAGGTGATATCGTTATCGGATTTGATAACTAAATAATACTCCTTTGTTAAAAGAGTGGGTTAGCTAATAGCTGCCCATTCTTTGCAAAGAATATTTAACTAAATAATAAAAAATAACTATGAGCTGTCTAACTACCGCTGGCATATTGATTGCATGTAAGGAAGCAATCGGAGGCATTAAAGCCATCTACTTAGGAGATTACGCTACATTTGCGAACACTGCTACTATTAACGGAGGAACTAACTTAGTTACTGCTCTTAATACAGGAAGTGTGTACGAATTTGAGCTACCTAAGCACACAGGATCATTCACAGAAGAGGCTGCTATCAGCATCGAGAATGGCACTGTATATTACACACAAACTGTTGTAGCTATGTTTCACGGAATGACTGCTGCACGTTCACTACAACTACAAAACATTTCTAAAGGTCGCAACGTATTATTCGTACGGGATAACAACGACAATATTTGGATGTGTGGCTATAAGGATGGCGTAGAGGTTACTGCCTTTACTACAGCTTCAGGAACAGCTAAGGGAGATATGGTAGGATATACTATCACTTTCACAGGTGAGGAGAAAGATAAGGCATATTTGTTAGATCAGGATGCAGGAGATGTTCCATTCCAAGACTTCCCTACAGTTACTGTAGTTCAAGCTACATTGTAAGTAAAATTGTGCTATATTTAAAGCATGATTTACTTACTGAAAAATACAGCAGCACAGCTCCTCTACCTTAGTCTTAAGGAAGGGGAGCTTTTGCTTGCTAATACCTACACGCATTACTTGTTAGAACTAACTAACGAGCAGACACTTGAGAAGCTTTATGCTATCCCTACTCAGATAGCGCAGAATGATAGGTATACTACCATTCAGATTGGCACCAATGCCAACACACCAACAGCTGCGAGCCTACTAATTAACTACCCAGCACGATTTAGCTATATTGTTTATGGGCAAAATAGCAGCAGTAACTTAGATCCTACAGATGCTGTTGTAGAAGGGGTAATACAGATTGGTTATTTAATAGTAGAAGATATAACTACTCCCCGATTTACAGAGCCTAACCTAACCATAGATTCAGACATTGCATACAATGGATAAAATTAAACACGCGGCACCTATGTTAGTTAATCTTGGCGCAGCAATGCCTCAGGAAGCTAACGAGAAAGAGACTCCTAAGGGATGGGTAACATTAGGTGAGGCTAACTCTTTCCCTAATTACTTAATAGATTTATACTACAGCTCACCGGTGCATTCAGCTTTGACTATGTCAATAGCTTTCATGATAGCAGGCAAAGAGATTAAGAGTAATAATCCTGCAGCACAAAGAGAGATAGATAGACTTAAACTAAATAGCATTAGAAGGCCTGTAGCATTGGATGCTAAGATGCAGGGAGGATATTACTTAGAAATTATTTGGAGCGTAGATAGAAATAGCATAGCAAAGATTAATGAATTGCCTTATGAGAATTGCCGTTTGGCCGTTGCTAATGATGAAGATGTTATACCTGGCATTTATTATTCTAAAGATTGGAATGATATGCGTAAGAAGAAGAACATCCCGGTATTTATCCCGATGTATAATCCTACTTCAAAAGCAGATGAACCTTCTCAGGTCCTATTTATTGGAGTGATGACACCAGGTAGCGCATACTATCCAAAGCCTGATTACTACAGTGCTATCAATTACATAGAAATTACAAGAGAGATAAGCGAATTTTATAGAGCTTTCTTAAGTAATG